TCTCGATCTGGTTGGAGCCAAACGAATCCCACAGAACAACACGGTCATCAAGATCTAACGTATTGAATACGTACTCTACCTCATCAGGGGAGTAATCACATCCGGGTAGGTGTATTGGTTTGTTGATCTGTAGACCCACTAGTCCACGGGCAGTACGGTCAGGCGTCTCTTCAAGGAATGCTAGACCTATCCTCTCGTTGGTCTGCGATGCAACGGAGAAGACTAGTTCACGCATGAACGTGGACTTACCTAAACCAGATCCAGAACAGATGGTGACTAACTCAGTCGGTCTCATGCCAAAGGTCATGTCATCCAGTCCCTTGTAGGGATAGCGTACCTCTGCCTCCATCAATGGCTTCTTCATCGCCTCACGGAGTGACCCTATCATCACCATGCCGTCAGGTGTGTACACCTTTGCAGCCCACCACCGCTTGATGAAGTCATCCTTGTCGGCATTCATCAGATAGTCGGAAGCATCCTTGTGTTCTCCGTGCTGGTAGATCTTTGCCTTACCACCAAACAGATCTGCACACTCATGCGCCGCCTTCTTACCATGCTCGTCGTTGTCAAAGCAGAAGATGATGTTGTCGAATAGATCGAGGAACTCGTATGCCCTACGGCAGTCCGCCGCCGCACCCTGCGCACCATTACGAATAGATACTACGGGATACTTGTCCCCGAACATCTGGTATGCAGACAGAGCATCCATCTCCCCTTCGACTACGGTTATGTACTGTCCACCCGAAGGGAAGAGGTGTTGGCCGAATAGACTTGCACGTTTCCAGTCCCCCTCGATGCTGAACTTCTTATCAGGTGTACGCTTTTTAACTGCAGTTAATTCACCATCAGCTGTGTAGTAACCGAAGTGTACCTCGTCACCGTACAAAGTAGTGGAGTACCTCTCCATTGTACGTGCATCGAGACCCCTGTCCTGATAGCTCCTAGATTGCCCTCTAAGCTCCATTACAGGAACCCTTGGGGTTGGTACACGATAGTCGTTAATGTCGCTCACAGAGCCTCCTGTGTCCTCTGAGGAGGGGGTAAACGTAGCACATGCGAAACAATAGCTCGACCCATCCTCATTATAGGACAACGCATCACTAGATCCACAATCATTACACTTCTGGTGTAGCTCTACAAACGCCATCAATGCACCTCCTCACTAGTACCGAAACGAGAAAGATAACGAGACTCTAGTTGCTTATCATCCAGCGATTCAAACTCCATCGCAAAAAGATTAAACAACATGTTCATTGCCTCCATGTAATTCACACTGTACATATGATCTTCAGTTAACTCTTCAATCATACGAGTACGTTCTGCCTGTTCCATGTTACCTCCTATTATAAAAGTAATATGTATTAGTAATACTTAATACTAATGCATAGTACTTACTGTATAGACTATATAGATTAGTATACCACACTACGCTTTCTTTTGCCAATGGATCTTTCGGCACTATTACCTCTTGATTTACTGCGCGGTTTGTGCGTCTTAACATATCGGCGTGTATTCCTTCCCATATCTCTCCTCCCTCTCGTCGTTAACATGATCCAAGAAAGCACGTAGTTTACCTGACCGTTTGAGCTTTGTCAACGCTTGGTACTCAATGACACGCACCATCTGACGACTGATACCTAGCTCATCCGCAATCTCTTGGTGTGTCATGTGGTACGTAAGATATTTACTCCTCTTTCCCACTGTCTATTTCTCCTCATCTTCAAACCGCATCTTCCTGTTGTGTTTAAAACGCTCGTTAAAGTCTTCATCATCAATGGTAATCCACGCCACAATAATGACACCAGCAAACAGGGCAAACAAAAAGATACCTAAGTTAAACTCACTCATCGGACTGATCCCTCTCCTCTTTGTACTTGGAGATATCGTCCTCGTGATACTCCTCAGCATAGTCCCAGATACAACGGTCACCTTCCCAATAGTCTTGGTAATCGTCGTGCCATACTTCCCATTGCTCTCGTCCCATAACAAATCTCCTATTACCCGAACCTAATTACTTGACATGCTCAACAATAACCTGCGTGGTGTCACGCTTGTAGCATAGTAAACAATCCATACACTTCTGTCCAGTGCAGTTAGCTTCACCGCCGTACGACTCCGACACGTTGTTGAATACACGGTCGAACCCACGCGGTGGAGATGACATCACGTTATCTATCTTCGGATTACTATAAACGAGAATCATATTATCAGGTACATGATGCAGATTCTTACGTACAATACCCACACGTTTAGTCCACAAAGCAAACGTCGAGTGCTTGTTGTCACTAGCTATCGCACATAAATTACGGAAGTGCTGCTCATTTATTAGCTCTCCATGCCCATGAAACCGCACGAATGCACCGGAGGTACGAGGCAGAATGAACTCAGCATCGCTCGCAAGTACGTCACTATTCCTCTGGAACGCTGGTTGGCAGTTCTTCCTATAACTAGAAAGCATACTCATGCTATAGCACTTTCCGCATATCTTGTCGGCATCGGGTCTACTAGACTCCTTGATACAGAACGGGTTCGTCGCTGTGTTGGTATTGATTGCTTGTATACCGTCCAGCTTACCCGTCATCTTACTTACACTAACGGTCGGGATCATAGACCACCTCCTCTCTGATTACACGGCACTCCTCGCCGTCCTTGATATAAGCATCGCAAAAATACTTTGCATTGTCAAGCGTGGAGTTGTACGAAGAGCCATCACTGTCACGCTCCTCCCACTCCCATGTCTTACGGTTAAACTTCTGCACTACATACCATGTATCAATAGCCATACTTACACCTTCACATCATAGACCGTAGTGGTCTCTTCATCTTCATCACGGAACACATGCACATCATCCTCGTTCCAGTCAATAGGACAATCCAACTCGTTGATGGCGTAGTCCATTGCAGCTTGCTCCGCATCATCTTCATCCGACGACAAAACATTAACACGACGACTGACAGTGATAGTCACATCGAACACGTACACATGCTCTTTCATCTTGTCATAGATCTCATCCAACTTATGCACTGCGTCGTTGAGCAATACTTCTAGCTCCTCGAACTCAGTGTTAAGCGGATGGTTGACGATGTCGTACTCAACCCTACATCTGATTGAATTGATGACACGTCGGAACTCTACAAGATCGTCTCGTGTTGTTAGTAAATGGTTGTTCATTACTACTACTCCTCACCAAATGAATCACGACACTTGTCGCACATATAAGCACCCGTCTTGTTACCAACGAGAACCTCCCTCGTACTGGCATCCTCACTATCGAAGATGTCCTGTACAAACCTGTCAGTACAAAGATACCAACCCCATGCATCCGTGTCAACCACACGACTGTGCACACTCCTACACAACATGCACGTAGCCGACACTTTAGTTTTGCTGAACAACTCTACTACTTCTCCCATAGTACTTCTCCATTAGCTCTTCCACGTTATCTTCCCAACAAGGCACACAGATACAGTCACCGTTGTCCTCTTGGTACACCTCTTTCTCAGTGCGAAACCACTCATCGCACACAACGCATTCAAAGACCATAGACATCAGAACATCTCCTATGAATTAACACGACCATCAGGTTCGATGCATAACCACATACCACACCACTTAACCACAACAGCAGGATCACACACCATCGGTTCAACCGTACGCCTAAACGTACGATACGACATACCTTGATCAGACTGTCTCCACTTCCGCAACAACGCCTGTTGCTGATTCTTAGTCAATGCAATCATACATCACCTCTCATTAATGTAATGAAGATTATCTTCCGGACCGTCGTTGTAACTCTCGCTCCAACGCTCTTCATCCAAGATGTCGATTAGATCCATGCGAAGATTAGCAAGCGTACTGAATATCTCAGGATACCTGTCGAACGCTCGCGGATTTACAGTTAACACTGACGACATTGCATCAACAGCAACACGCAATGCATCCAGCTTTTTCTGTGCATTTTCCATCAGTCAAACCTCCCCACGCGTTGATTACCTACGCTGTCCTTGATGCCGAATATAGAATAAGGATACGCCCACATCGTCCACCCGTTGAAGTCAACACGAGCGAACGGATCAAGCGGCTCATCTTCTGGCGCACGATACACACCATCATCATCAATGTCACCACGCCAGTGATCATTGAAGCCACCCATACCATACATGGCGTTCATCTCATCAGCTACTGTACTAATACCGCCACCTTCGAACCTTGCCGCTACAACACCACGAGCAAAGAACTCAGGGACGATGCCCAACCACTCACGATCAGCACGATCGTCGAAATATTGAATCATCATAGAATTAACTCCAGTTAATTTATAGAAGCACATAGCATGACGAACACCACACACCACACTTCACCACACTATGTACCTATTATCTCAAAGATGAGAATCATTGTCAAATGCGAACGTCTCTCATCTATATTTCAGGCATAAAAAAACCGCCCGAAGGCGGCTGAGGTGTCACGGCTGAGCGGTTTAGATTGTGGCGATGAATTCCTTAATTTCATCGTTGGTATATCCAGCTTCGTGTGCTTTCTGGATAAATTCAGAGTATAGGTGTCGCAGTGCTGGCGCATCGCTAGCGAGTGGTTCTGACTCTGATTCAGTCTCTGGTGATGGTTCCGACTGGTCAGCTGTCTCAGTCTCTGCTGTTTTTGGTGCGAGCTTCTCGTATAACTCAGTGAGTCCGCCGCAGTCTTTTGCCATTGCCTTGACTAGCTTTTGGCCGTCAGCTGGTGACTTGATGCCGTGCCAGTCGTTTAGCTTTTTATCTGTCGCCGTCCATGTCTTAGCGATGCGACGTGCGCGGCTGATCATTACCTTAACGGATGATTCAGGTTTACCGCCTGCAACTAATCCGCCTTCGTAGCCGCCTATGAATTCGGCGATGTCTTCTTTCGTCTTGACGTTTGTCAATCCCTTGATCATTGCCGCCATTGGCTTAAGATCTGCCTCTAATTGTGCTTTCGCTACTGTGGCGCCTGCGCCTCTATTGTCGATGTTGGTCATGGTTATTAACTCCAGTTAATTATGCCGCGCGTTATTGCGTCGACAGGTACATATTACTAAAACCTGTATTAGGTGTCAAATTAACTCCAGTTAATCTAGGCAGCCTAAAGGGTACTTCACCGACTCACGCACTAGCACGTCACAGACCCCACGTCAACAGCGCAAATACCGTGCCAATATTC